GGAGCGCATCACGGAAGGATACCTGCCCCGGTGTCAGCCTACCTTTACCAGCCTTCATTTCGATGAAAAGACCGGGAGTGGGAACCGGTAGAAAGATATCCCACACGCCGGCAAGGACACCCATGGCTTTGAACTTTGCAGCTGTCCTGATGTCTCGATGCCCGCCGTTAGGGCAATGGTAGATGGTAGACAGTTCCGGATGCTTGGTAGCCATCAGGCGTACCCAAGTAATCAAGGCTATCTGCTCCCGATCTTCTAGATGCTTCACGTTAGGTCTTCCACTTCATAGCGCCCCCGGATGGTTGCCAAGGCTGATTCTATCTGCGCCTCGATGACACTTACCGGTGTCTTGTACCGGCTGGCTATTGTCCGCAGGGTCTCCGGCTTACTGCCATCCAAACCAAAGCGCCTAACCAGCAAATAGCGGGAATCGTCATCCAGCGATAGCAAAGCATCGCCAAGCCTATCTGCCCATGATTCAGCGATAAACGCCTCCTCGGGGCTTGTGGAGGCTCCTAGCACCCTGCAATCTTCATACACAAGACCATCCGTGCCAGCAACCGGGACATTGATACTAACCGGCTGTACTTGTTGGGAGTCCCTGGCTATGCCGATCATGGTAACCGACAAGCCGGTATAGGTTGAAAGCTGCTCATCGGTTGGAGGTATGCCGTGCTGGTGAAGGTGTTGATCGTGTGCCTTGCGGATGCGCAACCACTTGTAGATGGTGTGTTCGGATACGCGTATGGTCTTGCTTTGAGTTGACTGGTAGCGTCTGTACTTTTGTATTATCCACTTCATTGCAAAGGTGCTGAATCTCAACCCTCGGCTGGAATCCCACCGTTGGATGGCGATAATCAAGCCCTGCATACAAAAGGCTACCGCGTCTTCAAAGTCATCCTGCTTATGTATCTGCTTGGCCATCTCTTTGCACAAGCCCGTATTACGGTGAACCATTTCCGCCATGCACTCTTTGGGCATGATGCCCGCCGCCCATGCTTGATGTAGTAAAACCATCTCTTCATGAGACAGTAAACGCTCCGGTGCCTTGGATAAAGCCCGGAGCGTCTGACGAACGATTGATCTATTTGGTTGCAAGGGCAATCCTAGAGCCTATCCAGCGCATGACAGGTACAGCCATGCTGTTACCAAGTGCCTTGTACCTTGGCCCGTCTGGAGTCTCTGGCATGATGTCGGTGTAGCCATCTGGAAAACCTTGGAGCCGTTCACACTCGGTCGGTGTTAGCCGCCGTACTGCCATGCCGTGCATTATCTGCTGATCCTGTGAGGTTGCGATAGTGTAGGCTTTTTCATCCTGCCCCATGTAACCACTGCCGCCGGTTCCAGGCTTTGCTACTCCACCGTTTGTACCGGTGTAATGCCCAACACCGCGTATTTTGAATGCATGGGCTGGATGCGCTACACCGTGAACCCCGGTTGCGTTGAGCGTGTACATTGGACCACCTACCGTGTATCCATCACCATTACCGCCGTTCATTGGTTGCCGTCCGATGGTGTTCTCTGCAAGGGCTATCGGTTCAACAACGATATCAACCGACCTGACATCACCTAGATCAAAACAGTTGAGCGTGTTGGTTACCTCATCAGGTACCCACGTCTCAAAGTCCTCAGCGCTTTGCGCTCTGCGTGACTTACGGAAGGTGTGTTGTACAAGTGGTGTGTTACCACCACCTGTACCCCATCGTGCAGCTACCGTAGGGCTTGGATCAACAGGGCCGGTTATCCTTGAATCATTCGGATGGTTTTCATACATCACAGGTACAAGCCTTCCGGTATAGGCATCTTGACCAGAGTAAGCACCAGGATGCGTATCAGCACAAAGTGTTCCTACTGTTCTTTGGATGCCGTTTGCATCAACGCTTGATGCAGAGCTGAAGGTAGACTTTTGCCCCGTGCGGTTGCTCTTCGGAGAATCCCCTCGCAAGCTCTCTGGCTCAAATAGTATTTCTGCGGCACGTCTGCTGTCCCCTGAAGAATGTGCGACAACAAAGACTCTACGGCGGCGCTGGGGGACTCCAAAGTACTGAGCGTCAAGCACTCGGTAGGCGAACCCATACCCGAGTTGCCCCAACGCCCCGAGGAAGGAACCAAAGTCCCGTCCTCCGCTGGATGACAAAACACCGGGGACGTTCTCCCAGATAACCCACTCTGGGCGGTAGTGGTCAACCATTGCAATGAAGGTGAGTGCAAGGTTTCCTCTTGGATCGTCAAGCCCTTTGCGGAGTCCGGCAACACTGAAGGACTGGCAGGGAGTCCCTCCAACGAGAACGTCAACTGCATCTCTTTCAATATCCCACTCCCTGAATCTGGTCATGTCACCAAGGTTAGCCACTCCAGGATAGTGATGGGCTAACACTTTAGATGGAAACTTTTCAATCTCTGCAAAGGCAACGGGAGTCCAACCAAGGGACTCCCATGCAACGCTTGCGGCTTCAATACCACTGCACACGCTCAGGTATCTCACTTGACACCCTGCGCCTTCAGTGCCGCTGGCTTTGTCTGGTACTCGTACCGCATGGCATCGCGGGTGGCAGATACTAAAGCAAGGAACAGCATAACGGCAATCGCAGTAACCACACCGGCGCGGATGGAATCCCGTACCGCTCGCTTACGGCCAAGGTATGCATCCCGATTAGCCTCCAGCGCATAGTGCCGCTCCCTGAGCTTCTGCGCTTGCGCTTGCTGGTCTTGCCACTCGGATACACGGCAAGCCGTACAGGTCTTGTCAAAATCGATTACTTCGCTTCCGCACTCTATGCATCGTCGCATTGTCTTTATCTCCCTAATCCTTATTCGCCCGGTTGCTCTGGTGCTTCCGGTGCCTTGCCCTTGCGTAACGTTCTACGCATCAACAGCTGCTTTGACAGTTCCGCAGGATCCATATCCATCGCTTCAGCGAGAGCAATCAAAGATGTATCACTAGGCGCTTTCTTTCCGGTCATATAGTCACTAATGCGTGGCTGCTTGAAACCAGTGCGCCGCGAAAGTTCGTTTTGTGTCAATCCTCTAATCATGCAATCTATATACCATATGAATATATTATTGTGTCAAGGGTTTGACATATACACTTACTGGATATATTATTGATGTGTACCAAGGGGTACGGGAGATAAGAAATGAAGACATCAGCAATCGCAACAGTCAAGTGGGCAATCGAAGAAGGCATGGGCCTTCAGCTCAGTAGCCCATCAGGCTTGCACGATATCGACCTTGACGAAGCCATCGACGCAATCAACGAGTGTGAAGACGAAGACATCCGGGTAGAAGATGATGTGGTCATCTTTGGTATGGGCGATGTCTGCATCAAGATTGCAGATCCAGATGACTACAATGCGGATGCATCGAACCACGTAACGGGAGAATAAGAATGACAAATAAAGACGCATACATCATCCTGACGTTAGCACTCAATGAAGGTCTGACGTTTGAGGGTGGTGTCTACAAGGGTAACGTCCCTGTTGTGTATCGACAAGACCCATACTGGGTACACACCATCAACGATGGTGCAGGCTTCAACATCGAATACAAGTATCAACGAAAGTTTGCATGGCTTGGCTCACCTGACGAGCTGCGGGAGATAAAGAATGACTAGCAGCGAAACAATAGGGGCTATTGCCCCTTCCCTCATCAAGGCACAAAGCCGGATGCAGGGCATAAGCAAGGAAGGCACTAACCCTGCCTTCAAGTCCAAGTACGTCACCCTCGACAGCATCTTGGACGCTCTGCGCCCTATCCTTACGGCAAACGACTTGATGCTAACCCAAGGCACCACGGAAACACACGTCACGGATGGCAAGGTTGTAGCGATTACTGTAGAGAGCCGCATTATTCACGCTAGCGGTGAGTGGATCAGCACCGTGGCAACCATCCCGGTAACAAAGCCTGACGCTCACGGCTTAGGCTCTGCGCTGACTTATGGCCGCCGCTACTCGGTGTCCGCTCTGCTGGCAATAAGTGCCGATGAGGACGATGATGCCAACGCATCGATAGCGCCCCGTGAGGACTTCCGTAGAGGCCCACAGGGCAACATTGTTATTGATCAGCCAC